AAAAATTGGCTTTAAGACTCGTTACGGAATGGTTGAGAACCCATTCTCACAAGGGCCAACACAAGGATCAGGAACACTTACTGTTAACGCAAACCGTTACTACAGAAGAGTATCTGTTACAAACCTTATGTAAGTCAATATTACATATCTTTTACAGAGACCCGAAAGGGTCTCTTTTTTTATTCTTATAAATAACTTTTGAGTTTAAGTTGTCGGGTATATTACCCACACACAACACACACACATAACTCACACACTACACAATAGGAGATTAACATGGCAAGAAACCCATACGAACTTCGCATGGAATGCCTTCAAATGGCAGAAAATAGACTACAAAGTCGTTATTTTGAAAATAGACAAAGGTATGAATACCTTACTGACATGGGTATAGAACAAGATCCTTTCACTTATCCTGTATATCCAACAGATGATGAGATAGAGGCACTAGCCGATAGATTAATTAAATCTATGTCAGGAGAAAAATAATGTCTCATCTTACTACACTCGCATTTCCTGATGATGATCATGTTAGGAAAATAATTTACGGAAACAAAAGAAACAAAGAGTTGTTTCTTTTACTAACTAAAAAGTTAAGTAAAAAGAAATGATCACGGAGACCCGAAAGGGTCTCTTTTTTTGTGTCTAAATAGTAACATGGACGATAAAGAAGCCGCAAAACTTATTATCAAAAGATCAAAGAAAAATCCAATTTTATACTCACCCGCTGAGATTCTTTATGTTAAAAGAATCAAAAAATTGCAAAAAGTAAATGACTGATTCAGTATCACCCTTTGACAAACAGATAACCAACAGGAACTATATGTCTCCTCTTGGTTTTAAGTTAATTCTAACTAAAACACCAAAGGTTGATTTTCTTTGCCAATCTGCGAACATACCTCAAATAAGCATGGGAACTGCAATTCAACCATCTTATTTGAAGGATATTCCTGTGCCTGGAGATAAAGTTTTGTATGATGATTTGACCGTTCGTTTTTTAGTAGATGAAAAGATGGAAAACTATCTTGCAATCTACAAGTGGATAACTGGTCTTGGATACCCAGAGTCTTTAGGACAGTTTCAACAATTGAAAAAAGATGACAATAGAACTAATGCCTCTGCGAGTGATGATGGAGATCCTCGTTATTTTGAATTTTCAGACGCTACTTTACAAATTTTAAATAGTAATTATAAACCTAGTGTTTTAGTTAACTTTAAAGATGCATTTCCAATTTCATTATCAACATTAGAATTTGATGTTGCAGATCGTGACTACTCTTATTTCACAGCAAATGTCACTTTTAAATACACCATATTCAATATTACTGATCCAAACGGTAACAGAATAGACAACTATTTTAAAAAATAATTTTACATGATAAATCTTGATAAGATTCAGTCCATGTGGCAAGAGGACTGTAAGATTGATATTGACAATATGCATGAAGAATCAATTAAGGTTCCTCAACTGCATTCAAAATATCATGAGATATTAAACAATTTAATTCTATTACGAACAAAAGCTCAAAAGATACAAAAGAGTGTTCGTCATGAAAGATATGAATACTATTCTGGAAAAGCAGACCCAGAAGTATATGAAAGAGAACCTTTTCCGAAGAAAGTTAGAGATAAAGACGCACTGATTAGATATATGGATGCTGATGATCGAGTATCAGACGCAAATTTAAAAGTTGAATATTATGATGTGATGATAAATTATACAGAAAGTATTCTCAAACAGATATCAAATCGTACATATCAAATCAAAAATTCAATTGAATGGCATAAATTCCAAGCTGGATTTACATGACCCACTTAATTATTAAAAAGAAAAATGAAGTCTTTGTAACAATAGACTCAGAACAATATGTGTATCATGAACTTTCAGATCATTTTACATTTGAAGTTCCTGGCGCCAAGTTTATGCCACAGTATCGTAATAAGTATTGGGATGGAAAGATAAGACTCTATGATATGAGAAAGAATGAGATCTATACTGGACTTGTAGATCGAGTCATATCATTTTGTAATCGAAAGGGATATACTTATGAGTTTGAAGGTAGTAAATTCTATGGTTTGCCACTTGAAGAGAATGAGATGATATCTCCAGAGGGTGTCACTGATTATGTAAAGAGTATATCAAAACATAAACCGAGACCATATCAAATTATGGGCATTCATGATGCACTCAGACATAATCGTAAGTTGTTACTATCACCGACTGCATCTGGCAAATCATTAATGATATATGCCATCACAAGATATCATGTTGAACACAAACGTAGAATACTAATTGTAGTTCCAACCACATCTCTTGTTGAACAGATGTATAAAGATTTTGAAGACTATGGATGGGATGTTGAAAAATATTGCCATCGAGTCTATGCTGGAAGAGATAAAACAAGTGATTATGATGTTACAATTACTACATGGCAGTCAATCTATAAATTGGATCGAAAGTATTTTGGTAACTTTGATGTAGTGATTGGTGATGAAGCACATCTATTTAAATCAAAATCTCTTGTCAGTATTATGACAAAGATGCTTGATTGTAAGTATCGATACGGATTTACTGGAACACTTGATGGAACACAAACACATAAGTGGGTATTAGAAGGATTATTTGGCCCTACCTATAAGATTATTCGCACAGATGAATTAATGAAAAAAGGATATCTATCAAAATTAAATATCAAAGTTCTAACACTCAAACATCCAGCGAGAAAATTTGAGAACTATGAAGATGAAATACAATATCTAATCACACATACACAGAGAAATAACTTTATAAAAAATCTAGCTCTTGATCAAACAGGAAATACTTTGATATTATATACAAGAGTTGAAACACATGGGTTGCCTCTCTTTGATATCATAAATAGTAGTAAGGAAGAAAATAGAAAATGTTTCTTTGTTCACGGAGGAGTTGATACTGAGGATCGAGAACAAGTTCGCACAATCACAGAGAAAGAAGAAAATGCAATTATCATTGCCTCTTACGGCACCTTCTCAACAGGAATTAACATTAAGAATCTTCACAACGTCATATTCGCATCACCAAACAAATCAAAAATACGAAACTTACAAAGTATAGGAAGAGTTTTAAGAAAGGGAGACAACAAAATAAAGGCAACTCTATTTGATATTGCCGATGATATTACATATGGTTCCTCAAAAAACTATACTTTAAATCATATGATGGAGAGAGTTAAGATTTATAACGAAGAAAACTTTAATTATGAAATGCTCACAATACCTTTAAAAAAATGTCAGATAAATTTTTAGCAGTTGTAAAATTAAAAACAGGTGAAGAAGTAATTGCAAAAGTTGAACTTGCACCTGAGCTTGATGTAATATCCTTAGATTCTCCAGCGATGGTTGGAGAGACATCTTTCTCTCGAAAGCCTGGTGTTAGTATAATTAAAATTGAACCTTGGATTAAAACAGGTCGAGAAAGAACATATATAGTAGAGATGAGTAACGTTATCACTACATGTGAGGTTAATGATAAGGATGTGATTAAAGCTTATAATAAATTTGTAAATGCTTATTATGAAACTGAACCTCTTATCAAAAAACCCAAACCAAAAATGACAAAGGAAATGGGTTATATATCTAATGTTAAAGATGCCCGTACGAGTTTAGAAAATATCTTTAATAATAGCTAATCCCTTCCTTTGAACCCTTACAGAGTTATTGTAACTGTTTTTTAGGGTATTGTCAAGCGTTGTAAAATAGTGTATAATAATGTTATGAATGAACACTATCAAAACACTTCATGCCAAGAAAAAGATCGGAACATTATGTAAATAATAAAGAGTTCCTCGCCGCCATTGTAGAGTATAAGGAGAAAGTTGCCTTAGCTGCAGAGAGAGGTGAAGCAAAACCTCGTATCACAAATTATCTTGGGGAATGTTTTCTTAAGATTGCAACTCATTTATCTTTTAAACCTAACTTTGTAAACTACATGTTTAAGGATGACATGGTATGTGATGGTATTGAAAATTGTGTTCAGTATATTAATAATTTTAATCCAGAAAAATCTAAGAATCCTTTTGCTTATTTCACACAGATTATACACTATGCTTTTCTAAGAAGAATACAGAAGGAAAAGAAACAATTAGAAATTAAAACTAAAATTATTGAAAGATCTGGTTATGAAGAAGTCTTTACTGTTGATGGTGATATGACAGGCACTAGTTCTGATTATAATCAAATTAAAGACTCAGTGCAAACAAGGATGAATTATCAGTGAAGATTGCTATTATTACAGACCAACATTTTGGTGCGAGAAAAAACTCAAAATTATTTCACGACTACTTTTTAAAATTTTACGAAGATATATTCTTTCCAACTTTAATTAAAGAAGGTATCACAACTATTATCGATATGGGTGATACGTTTGATAGCCGTAAGGGCGTTGATTTTGTGTCACTAGAATGGGCAAAGAATCATTATTATGATAGATTAGCAGAGTTAGGAATTACTGTTCATACAATCATAGGTAATCATACAGCATATTATAAGAATACAAATAATTTGACAGGTGTTGGTCTTTTTCTGAGAGAATATGATAATGTAAAAATATATCCAGAAGCTGAAGAAGTTAGGATTGATAAAACAAAATTTTTATTTGTGCCTTGGATTAATGCTGAGAATCAAGATAAAACATTTGAGTTAATAGAAGAAAGTGATTCTCCATGTGTGATGGGTCATCTTGAACTAAATGGATTCATGGCAACTCGTGGTCATTTCATGGAACATGGTATGGATTCAAACATCTTTGATAAGTTTGATAGAGTTTATTCTGGGCATTATCACATGAGATCGAATAAGGATAATATTTTTTATCTGGGTAATCCATATGAGATGTATTGGAATGATGTTAATGATCGAAATCGTGGATTTCATTTGTTTGATACTGATACTTTAGTTCACACTCCAGTCAATAATCCATATCAACTATTTCATAATTTATACTATGAAGATACACCACATCAAATGTTAGATATCACAAAGTATAATCAAAAAATACTTAAGGTGATTGTTCGCAAGAAATCAGACCTAAAACAATTTGAAAAATATATTGATAAACTTTACTCATCAAATCTAGCAGAACTCAAGATTGTTGAGAACTTTGACTTTACAGAGGGAGAGGAGTTTGAAGCAGACGAATCTGAAGATACAATATCTTTGTTAAATAGATATATACAGGAGTCTGAAGTTGATCTAGACAAATCTGTGATCACAGAAATACTTCAAGACGTTTATCGGGAGGCCTGTGAGGTTGAGTAATGTTTATCTTAGCGGTTAAAGGATACGAAGAAGATGGTGCTTTCTCTATCGAGAATGATGATGGAGATAAAGTGCTTTTGATGTTTGAAGAAGAAGATGACGCAGACAGATATGCTGACTTAATATCAATTGAAGATGATTATCCAGAGATGAGTGTGATAGAGATAGATGACTATGTTGCAATGAGGGCTTGCGAAATGCACGATTATATGTATAATGTAATTAGACCAGACGATATCGTGGTTCCCCCAAAGAATGATTTGTTTCAAAAAGATAAAATGGCGTAATTTGCTGTCTACTGGTAATCAGTGGACTGAGATTGATCTAAACAAAAAATCGAATACTGTTATTATTGGGACAAATGGTGCTGGTAAGTCTACTATGTTAGATGCACTAACTTTTGTTCTATTCAATAAACCTTTTCGTAAGATTAATAAATCTCAACTTGTAAATGCCACAAATGAAAAAGACTGCATGGTTGAACTTGACTTTACAATAGGTTCGACTGATTGGTTTATTCGTAGAGGTATCAAACCAAATATATTTGAGATTCATCGTAATGGACAGATGATGAATCAATCTTCTGCTGCAAACGATCAACAGAAATGGCTAGAACAAAATGTTGTGAAGATGAATTACAAGTCTTTCACACAAATCGTCATACTGGGTAGTAGTACATTTGTTCCATTCATGCAATTGTCTGGATCAAATCGAAGAGAAGTAATAGAGGACTTATTAGATATCAAAATATTTTCTGCGATGAATAATATTATTCGTGATAAGATAAGAGATAAGAAAGATGCAGTTAGAACTCTAGAGTTAAAAAAAACATCTCTCAAAGAAAAATTGGAAATGCAACAGAACTTTATGGAGGAGATTGAAAAGAGAGGTAAAGAAAGAATTGATTCTAAAAGAAATAAGATAAACGATTTAGATGAGGAAATAGATAATCATTCAATATCAAATAAAGATATGCAAGATGAAGTATCTAACTTAATTAAGAAACAAGAAACATATGTAGGTGCTAGTAAGAAACTTAAGGAGTTAGGAAATCTAAAAGGAAAGATATCAAACAAGGCATCAACCGTAAAGAAAGAACATAAGTTCTTTTCAAAGAATACGGTATGTCCTACTTGCACTCAGGATATAGATGAAAAGTTCAGGCTAAATAAACTTGACGAAGCCCAACAGAAAGCTAAAGAACTTCAATCTGGTTATCAAGAACTAGAAAAAGCAATAACAAATGAAGAAGAAAGGGAACGTCAATTTGTTCAACTCACTAAGGAATCAACCAAACTCACGAATGAAATTTCTCAAAACAATGTTAAGATCTCTGGATGCCAAAAACAAATCAGAGAACTTGAATCAGAAATTCAAACTATTACCAATCAACTTGAAAACCGAAATTCTGAACATGAGAAACTAACTGAATTTGACCAAAAACTCAAAGAGACTTATGAATCT